AACAGCAATGTTGCTGTCAACAGTAGATGGGTATACTTCTACCTCGTTTCCTTTTCTAACGAATACAGGATACGATGCTGATGGTTTTGTTAATGGTGAGTTGTTTATATAGATTAATTCGTTCTTCTGAACATTCTCTATTTCAGTATATGTATTGTAGGTAAGTGTACCTAGCCTATATAAATTTTCGGGAAGAGTGTATTTATTTCCAGTAGACACAGTAAGCGCCTGATCTTCTACTTTGAAAATATCTATTTTTTCTTTAATGTTTTTTACAGGGTTAGCGTATTCATTATTAATTTCACCTCTACGATTATATTGGTTTAAATCGTAAAAGTATTGTTCAAATATTTCTCCCTGTGCTTGATTAGCCAAAAGGTTATATTCTTGTGGTGTTATGTACCCTCTGTTCTCCTTGTTTACAACAGCTAATACTCTTTGATATACTGTGTCTGCGCTAATCATATTTTTATATATTTATAGCAATTAAGCCACCCCGAAGGATGGCCCAACTACTATTGGTAACTATTTAAGCTTCTTTTCAATTGATTTGTAAACCTCGCTACCTTCATCTGTTTTTAAATACGCAGCAAAAGCTGAATATGGATTTTCATCAAAAGGAACCGACATTAACTTCTTATTGTTGCTTGCCCAGTGAAATGACTTTTGATCACCTGACAATTGTATAATATTAGCCTCAACAGCTTTAATACCGAAGTTTCGCAGTTGCACATTATCGTCGTCAACTAGAGCGATAAATGTTTCTGGACTTCTTTTTGCAAATAACAATAAGTCTCTTCTAATCTCAGCAGTTGTCATTGAAGTAACTGCAGAACCTTGTTCAACTCTTAAAACAGCTTCAGCGTGATCTACATCTAAATCTTTCGCTAAGTTCAATGCTGTAATTTCAAGTTCTATTTCATATAAATCGTCTTTAGCATCGGCAACGTTGTCCAATTCAAAGTAAGTTTGATTTAATTGCGGATGGTATAACGATAATAATTTTTGTAAAGATTGCTCTGATTTAGGCACATACAATGTACCGTCTTTAAATACAATATGCTTTAACGTAGAGAATCCTTCTTGTTCATCACGAAATGGAGATCTCTGATTACTGGCATACCTTAATTCTCTTGAGTAACCTTTGCTGTCATCAAACCACATTAAAGGATTTCTAGCGTGGTGTCTTGATGCTAATGTAAATGTTATAGGTGATTTATTACCTCTTAACACGTACGTTCTATCTTTAAGATCCCATGCATCCTTTGGCGCAATAGGCTCTTCAACTGTAATCTTTTGTTTTGGTGGTGCAGTTGTTTCAACTGTATCCATAACGGGAGCGCTTACGCTGTCCGTGGCTTGTTTTTTCTTAGCCATAATATAATATAATATAATTAATAAAAAGTAAGAGTAGGGACGCCCGAAGACGCCCCATACCTTACATTACAGATTATGATTGTGCAACAGACTTAAATAATACAAAGTTGTTAGCACCTTGAACACATAGACATCTTTCAGACAAGAAGTTAACGTTCATTTCATCAACGTCAGAAGTATAAACTCCACCTACAGATCCAGTGATCCAAGATTTCATTTTTCTATCATCTGCTTCAGAAGCACGGTAACGTACGTGTAAGAAAGGACGCTTAATGTTCTTACCTAGTTGTTGATCGTATACTGTAGAAGTACCAGCTGGTACCATTACACCATCAATATCCTCAGTAAGCCCACGAGTAGCGGCGTCGTTCAAATATTTCCAGTCAGTTTTGTAGAAGTCATAAGAACCTCTGCGGAAACCGCTGAATCCTAAGTTAAGCGCCATATCTTCGCTGTTGTTAAATACCCCGTAAGAAGTACCACCAGCACCGTAAGAATTTTGAGCGGCTAGCATATCATCAAAAGCTAAAGAGGTAGCACGATTTAAGAACATCATGTTTTCTTCAATTGCTCCTTGCTTGTCTAGGTTCTTAAGAATTTCATCAAAATCTCCTAAAGAAGTACGATCTGCTCCTGAGTTAGCCAATGTAGCTTCCCCTGAGTTGAAGTTTTGGTAGATGTTACCGCGTCCTTCAATAGCAGCGAATAAACCTTCAGTACCTTTATACCCTTGGTCGTTAGCTTCAGAGCCGTTACCAGCAGTAAGAGCTTTTTCACCTTCAATCATAGACATTTCAAGGTAGTCCTCAAAACGTAAACGAGTTTCGTGCTCAGATTTTAAATACCATAGGTATCCGTTAGCTCCGTTTTCGCTTGTTACTTCAACCCATCCAATTTGAGCAGCATCTGATCCAGAGATAGAATACTTATCTTTAATAATAATAGGTGAGTTAGAAAACTGTTGAAAACCTGCGTCAACAGAACCAGCCATTCCAGCAGTTCCTTTAGCAAATTCAGAACCGTATACAAATACTTTAACAGCTACAGTAGCACCAGTTGAAAGGCCGGCAGCATCTAAGTCCTGCTCAGCATAAGGAGCTACAGTAAATGTATCAGTTGTTACGCCTGTTACCACAGCTTTGACCGTTACAAGACCTTCGGCAACTGCTACAGTCTGCCCAACGCGCACGGCGTGCCCAGCTTCTGTAATTACATTAGTTCCTGTATTTGCAGAAGCAGCATCATAAGCAATATGTAAACGCCCTTGTTCTGACCAAATGATTTGATCTGAAGCAGAAGGAATTTCAGCTCCTACCATACGTAAGAAAGAAGATACAGAACGATTTCCGTAACGCTCTACTTCTTTTTCATACACGTCTGGTAAGAATTGTTGTGCAAATGTTCCGCCTCCTGTGGCAGAGTCAAATGTCAGGTAGTTACCTGCAAATAATGTTTTAGTTGGTGATGGCGTTAATCCCGCAGGAAACGAGCCACCAGTTGAAAATAATCCCATTTTGAATAATTTTTAAATAATGTTTATTGTTTCATCTTAATTCTAAGACGATCAATTCCATCTCCACTGACTGCTTTTACTTTAAACCCGCTGCTAGATGTAACTTTTTCATGGGACCCTCTAGGATCCATGTCAATGTTCTTAGCTTTGGCCATGCTGTTTTTAATTGCATCCGCTTTACCTTGTTCGTAAAAATGATTTGCAATTGCATCAGCATTCGTTGCAGCAAAAATAGCCTTGTGGTAACCAGCAGCATCTTTCATATTATTGTTTTCGTCAACAAACTTGCTAACGAGTGTATTGATATCTGATTGGTTACCTTTAACAGCGCTTGCGTCTTTAACTTTGTACCTATATTTGTTATCTCCAACATTGAAATCAAAACCTTTGAAATCGTTTTCAAATAACTCATTAGTCTTAAGTTGAAAAACTTCGCGTTGTTGTTGTGAAGATTCTTGACCTTCTCTATAATCATTGTAAAACTGAACTGCTTCTTTTTGCTCTGGAGTTAACTTTGAACTTAACTTAAGATCATCGTAATATTTACTCTTTAAGTTACTTAGATTTGATTTAGCTTCAGCAATTGATTCTTTAAATGCTAATTTTTTGCGCTTTATATCGCGCTCTTCATCAACCTCTTCATCATAAGAAAAATTGTCTTCAATTAAAAAGTCAATTTCATCTGACGATAAATGCGGTTTGGTTTGTTGATAATACTCACGAAGCAATCTTGCGTCGTCCATACCATCATAATCTTTATTTAAACTTACATAGTCTTCAAGAGTTCCACCAGTGTCTTTCATAAAATCAATAAGCTTATTGATATTATCGGGTAACTCGTTGTCTTCATTATTATTACTTACGAGTTCTGACTCCTGTTTAAGCTTATTAGGAATATCTTTTATTTTATCCGCTAATGTCGCTTCTTTTACCGGCTCTTCTTCTTGTATGAGTTCGAGTGTTGAATCTTCTTCGTCACTGGGTAAACTTTCTCCGGAAGGCTCTTCATTTGACTCGATGTTGTCTTGCTCTTGTACTCCTCCGCTAGTTTCGGGTTCGTCGCGTACAGGTACCTCATCTGTGCTTTGCTCTTGAACGGCATCTAAATTAATTTTGATAGTCCCATCGTCGTCAACTTCTGTTGCGGTAGGAACATCTTGTTCTTGTGTTTGTTCAGCAGTAGCTTGTACTTCTTCTTGTACAGTTTCTTGCTCTTGAGTTTCTTCAGTCATGATATAATATTATAAAATTAGCGGGGCTCAAATGATTCTAAGTTAAATCCACTCCCCATGGTGTCATTACCAGCGGATTCAAACTCTTGTTCTCCTTTTCTGTCTTTTCTTTGTTCAATTAATTTTGATTGTTGAGTAGCTTGTATTCTAGTTCTTTCGTCTTTTCTGTCTTCTTTGAACTTTTCTTTATTATTATATACTTCTCCTTCTTTATCTTTTAAAGCCATGTTCAGATCAAACTCATACTTCATAAGTTCTTTCTTAAGCTCTTTTTCATTTTGCAATTTGCGTAAATCAAGATCTGCTTCTATTTGTGCAAGCTCAGCTTTCTGTTGTGAGATAGCTTGGTTCTTTTGCATCTCCATTTGAGCAGAAGCCTGAGTGCTTTGCATATTAGCATTTGCTTGAGCCTGAATATTAGCCTGCTTAGCCTCTTGGTCTTGTTGCAGCTTTTTACGTCTTCTTACTTTTAGTAATTGGTTTGCAAGTTTAACGTTTTTAATTTCTCTAATATCAATAGCATCCTCAAGATATATTTGATCTTTAGCAAGAGCTTGTTGTATATTATTCTCTAGCCTACCCTTTTCTTCTTCGTCAGGTGATAATTCAATAAATATACCAAAATCGTGAAGGTGCATGTTTTTAATATCGTCTAATGTACCTACGTTAAATCTTCCAATGCTAGAAATAAATGCATCCCTTGTAGGTGAGTACTCTAATACATCAGATATTCTAAGGCTAATAGCCTCTGCTGTTTTAGCCACTAGGTATAAGCTAGACTGTAATATATGTCTTGTTGCTGTGTTTGAATTTGCGGCCGCAAGCTTCTGTACCCCAACCAAAGCATTCTTGTCAGGTGTAGATCCATCACGAGCTTCATTAAGCCCTGTAACGTCTCTTATCATTTGGAGGTAGTAATTATAGGTATTAATTAAAGAACCTATTTTATTATTGCCGCCGTTTGATGTTAATTCTTGAATAGGTACTTTACCTGAGTTAAAGTCTCCGTCTTGAGTCATAGACCTTCCGATAACAGAACCTGTTTGGAAGAACATATTAAGAGCTTCTTGCGGATTATAATTAGTACCGTTACCTAAATCAATTTCAGCCAGCCCGTCAGCGTCTAAGTAAACTCCATCCGGAATCATACGCGCCATAACCTGTTGTAGCTTTAAATGAGTTAATTGAATCATATCCGCAAAACCTGTAATTCTGCTAACTAAAGATTCAATTCGCCCCTTATACATACGAGGAGCAACTACGTGGTAATTTAACATCACCCTAGTAGTGTCACTCTTGGGCCTTACCATATTCTTAGCAAGCTCCCATTTTAATAGTTTTTGAGTGCCTAATACAAATGCGCCATCATAAACAACCTCGATAGATCTAGACTGTTTTTCAAATAAAGAACGACCATCTTTAGGCGGGTTGAACTGGTCATTTTTTGGAATTGCTTTATCAGCCCCAGAGGCAGTTTTCTTTAGTTTAAATACTTCATTGTTGTACGTTTTATAATTAAAATATAAAACCTGTATGGTATTTGCATCCATTACAGCATCATCATTAATGTGTCTATTGTGCGATGACGCAGTTTGGACTCCCTGTTTTGTTAATTCTTTAAGATCTTCTTCTGTTAACTCTGGGAATTGTTGTTTTAATTCATTAATTGTTACAGATCTAACTTCTCCAACATAATAAATATCATCAAAGTAAGGCGACGTTGTATATGAATAAACCACATCTGCTGGGTCTACGTACTTTACTTTGATACCCTGCGATTTATTAAACTCATTTTTAACGCATCCAATGCCAATTGTTGTTAGATCGTAGTTAATACGTCTTTGCGTTAAATCATAATTACTTGAATTCATTACAGTGTTAATAGCCTGCTCCTCAGCAATCTCAATAGATTGTTTATATTCAAGCTGCATATGCAATGAGAGCTCCTCCTCGCTTTCAGGTATAGTTTCAGGATTATTGTTATAAGTATTTACGCCTAATTCTCTTTGTATTTTATCTGAGATTTCTTTTGTTTGCATATCCATTAAAATGCTCTCAACATAATCAGTTCTTTGCTTTACGGAACTAGGATCTTGCGAGAACGCTTTAATATCATAAAGTCTATCTGACATACCATTAACCACGATGTCAACAAACTTTGGGATAATAGGAACAGGCTTCCAGTCTAAATTAAGATAAGATAAGTCACCATTAATAGATAACTCATCTTTGTATTTTTTTACAGACTGCTCTCCTCTTGCATATAGTCTTAATCTATGAAACTCATCTCTATTAGAATAAAATCTAGTTGAGCCTGAATCTCTTTTGAACCATTCATGCTCAATAGCGCGGGCCACTTTTAAACCATAGTCATTAGAGGCTTTTTCTTTATCGCTAGCTATTTGACTAGGAAATGAACTTTTTAATACTGCTTCAGCCATGTTATTTTAGTATCTGTGAACGCGCTCCCCTATTATTAAATTTGGCTATTTTAATATTCAAAGGTTGCTTTTCAAATTTTTGTTTTGGATGATACAAATGTCTATTGCAAGCCATAATGGCTAACCCAGAGCTAATCGCAGCATCAAATTTTGTTCTTTTATTTATATCAAATCTAGCCCAGTCGTTGAGCGTCTTATTAAAATATATATTACCAGCACCTTGCTCGTTTAATCCTACATGCTTGTCTATATATGTTTCGATAGCGGCTGCATGCGCCTGCTTAATATCCTCTGATGTATTAGGTATTCCACCTATTTCTTTTTCGGTAACAGATAATTTATTATATATTTTATCAGGTCTATTCATTGAGAACCCTCTGTAACCTCTTCTTTTTAAATGATATAGTAATCGTGGTTTGTTATTCTCTGCGAGTATAGGCATACCGTAATATACTAAAGCCATAAGTACTTCTTCAAAGAATATTTCAGCTGTTTGTGGTCTTGCTATATATTCCAAAAAGAATGTATTTGGGGGAGCATCTTCCATTGAAAAATTAGTAAGTCCGTGCAAAGCACCGTTCGAACCAATTCCATCAGTTGTACCTGATATATCGTAAGAGTCACAACCGAACGCTCCCATATGTTCATTACCTGGGTAACGCACTCCATTCTTTATGATTACATTGTTTTCAATGTTTTTAGGAGGTGTCCAAGAAATAAGAAATCTACCGTTTTTATTTGGTGTAAATCTTACCTTCGAATCTTTGATTCCATTCTCCCAAGAAAAAGAACCTTTAGTTATAAATCCGGATCTTTCCATACCGTCATTATAATCTATTTGCTCGTATATTTTTGTTAGATTAAATATACTATTTTTAGCTTCATCTCTAAATGCATGCTCCTCTGTTCTTGGAAACTGTCTATAGTATTCGTTTAATCCGTCGTTGTCGTGTTTTAATCCTTCTACTTCATTTTCCCAAAACTCTATAACACCTGTGTCAATTTCGTATCCATCATTTCCAAATACGGGTTGTTGCGGCGTATCAAAGACAGGGTATCCATGAGAATCAATGTATCCTTCGTAATTCCATTCCATAGGTATGAACAAGCTATATAATCCTGAGCTAGTTTGTCCATTGCGATTTCTCTTCGTAACGTCTGAGTCATAATATAGTTTTTTAAAGTTCTCTCCTCCTTTATCCAAAGAGTTAGAAGTTGAACCCATCATACATTTGCCTATGATTCTTCTACCTAACCTTAGCGTTGTTTTTGTAACACGCCAGTTGTTTAATATGTTATCAGGCTTATCCCACTTGCCGGATTCATCATGAACTAATAATCTTAGTTTTTCACCGTCATAGGAGTTATCACCTGTATTTTTCCAGTCTATAGTTGTATCAAGACCTTCTAGTATTTGTCTTTCACTTGTTTCCGTGATGGTCTTCCTGGTGAGCTTTGATGCCGGTACCCTGTACGCGAGCTCTGTTTTTGGCCTGTCCATTCCGTCCTGGATCGGTTTGAAAAAGAACGGGTAGTTTGTAGAGATTGGTACCACTTTGTCGGTGAACATTTTCTTAGCATCAGCTCCTGATTTGGACAGTATCCCAAACCGTGCATCCGAAGTAATTGTTGCCTGAGCCACGGTCTCGCCCGAAGACATGAAACTAAAGCCAGATCGTCTGTTCTTAAGATAGCACATTCCATAAGACCTGTCGTCCGCTTTACACGCTTCCCAGAAGATATAGAAAATTCTATTGGCTTCGCGGAAGTCTGGCTTCCCAACGTCAATTTTGCTCCACTGCAGGTACATATAATGGGAACCAGTAATATAAGTAGGTGTGCCTTTGTTATTAAACCAAAACCCTTGTTCCCGTCTAATAAACTCTTCATCAATATAAGCATACCATTTATTTTTAAATTGTTCTGGTCTTGACTCCCAGTCAAAAACAGTTTTTATTTGATTTAATTCTTTAGGGTATTCAGCAGCTTCCCATCTGTCTGTTGCTTTTGATAAATCTTTTGAGGCAGAAGGTAATGCTATACATAGCCCTTGCACTTCTATTATCTCCCCTATAGTTCCGTCTTTGCTTATTACAACTACGTCATGCTCTTTATTGTAGCCGTATTCCCATTTCTTATATCTATTAGTTCTCTTAATGATATTAGCTTTAACAGGGGTTACGGTTTTAATTAAATTTTGCTCGTACATTACTTAGATCTTCTTTCAGCAAACCCACTAAAGTTTTCTTTTTCTTTAACAGGCTTATCCTCCATTATGTTCTTTTCGTTCTCAATACGAGTTAGTATTTCGAAAGCATCGAATATTGCTAGCTTTTTAGTTGCTGCCGCATTCTTTAATCTATCAGCAGCAATCTCATCATCTGGATCGTTTGTAATGATCTCCTCCTCGGCTACCCGGATCAGTTCCTTTACAGCTCTATAGCCAGCTCGGATTATATTCGACTTCAGTTCCTTTTCGTTCATATTTAATTGCAATTGAATTTAATGGTACTCTATATAACTTTTCATTGTCAATAACGAACTCATACTCGCTATTTGGCGTAAAGCCTACTATATCATTATCTTTTAGGTTTAATGCTCTTAAATCGCTCCCTAGGTGCTTTAAAACACCTGTAAGAGGTCTTTCTTTCTTGTCTGAGAACATAAAATCATTTGATATTGGTTTTACAAAGCAAAATCCTAATGGAGCTTGCCACTTGTTATTTCTTTTATACAAAAATATTTGATCGCTAAAACAAAAGTATCTATCTTCTTTAAAATAGTTGCGGCTGTTTTTTCCCTTGCCTCGCACATCATAAAATCTTCTAAATACATTATGATGTACTATAACTATATCGCCTTTTTTAAATTCGCTATTTTTGTTCTTGGGCTCTTCTATTATTCGACCAAGTCTATTAACAAACTTGTGATCTTCTACTGATGTATTTAAAATTAAATTTGATTCGCCTACTTTTTTATTATTTGCATACCTGCCTTCTATGGGTTCTACAATATAGGCATGAAGGTGTTTCATTAATATTCTAAATTAAATTCTATAGCTATTGCCATGTTTTTATTAAAATGCTTCCAAGGTAATATTTCATCATTCTTACTGATAAAAATTTGATACTCACCTTCTGTTTCAATTATCTCTGTTATAGTGTGTCCACCAAAAACTTCTTGGCCAACACTGTAGTGCATCGCGTCATTTTTATAATCACGCCCAATGCTAATCTTCCGTATTAGATTCATCTTTATTAGATTCGTTTAAAATGTCTAGTATAGCTTTTACCCTTGCTAGTTCTTTGATTGGTAATTCATTTAAAATTGCAGTAATTCGCTGCGCTTGATTTTGATTTAATATAATATTCATAGTTTAGTATTTAAGTTATAATTTATTATTACATATAATGTTATATTATTAGTTTATGCTATTGCTAGATATATGTATTGCTGTCCGCTCGAGTTCCATCCTGCAGAGCTAGTAACTATTTGAAATCCTGTATTAGTAAATTTCACTCTGTCCGCTCCAGTTCCCTCTATACTACTAGTATTCCACTCAAGTTGCGATTCCACAACACCAGTAGAAGAGCTATAACCTCGTTTATCATCTTGTACACGCCAGCTTTTATTGATAGAAGAACCTTTTACCATAACAAATCTTGGTCTAAACCCTGTTGTTATAATTGGACCTGAGTTATTACTGTTGCCGGTGTAAACACCCATCTTCTGATAACCTGTTACAGAATGTAAACAGTAGGCAATTATACTCTGGCCGCTTGCTCCAGATGATTCCCCTGTCGTTACAGACGCTACTAGCCCAAAATTAGTTGACGACACGGATGGCCAAAATGAAAAAGCAATTTCATCACTGTTTAATGCCAAAGAGTTGTTTGGAGATGGAATGCCGCTGTGGTATACTCTCCAGGACGCCGTTGCTGAAGCGTTTTTTAATATAATCATTTCAGGAGTGGAACTCAATCCGTGCCCAACAGTTTTGGCGCTAGCACCACTACCTGTACTTGTCCATTTAACAATACTAAAACCAGCATCTTGATTTGCACTAACTTGACTTGTTATATTTCCGTCTGTATTATTTACTGCATCTCCACCAGCCTTCCAACACCAAGCCACATAAGAGTCATTGGTGTCAGCATCATTTACTGCAGAGCCGCTTCCTAACATAAAACCATTAGCTTCAAAAGATGTTAATTCGGTTGTTGGGCTTCCTTCGGGTAAATCTCTACTGCTATAAATTACCTTATTAGGACCTCTTACCGTGTCAAATAGCCTATGATCTTTGGTGTCGTTACCTCTCTTTTTTATCCAAACAAAGTCAGGTTCAAACCCTAAGCTTGAAATATATTGACTTCCTCCATTCCCGTTCCATAATACAGTATCAAAGTTAGATGTATTAGCCCCTTGCTTTTCATTGTACAGTTCCCCTATTTCATTAGTAGTTAATATTTTATCATAAAAGCGAAACTGGTCTAATCTACCAATCATACTTGTACTTTGGTCTCCTCTTTTACCTATTGTTACCGTGGAACCTGTGTTGCTCATGCTGCCACTAAAAGTGGTTAGTGTGGCTATAGAAGTGTTATCAACAAACATTTCTATTTTTGTTAAGTAATCGTGGGTAACAACCATGTGATGCCAATTACCGTCAGAATAAGCTCCAGAGCTTGGTCCTCCATACAAAACACCGTGTCCCGCGCCAGGGCTAGTATAAGATACATAAACAGGTTGACCATTAGTAATCCGTATTTCCCATTCGTAAGGATTGCTGCCTTTAGCCACCATTCTATTGGTTGATGCATTACTAACATTAAACCAAAAGGACACACTAAAATCGTTAACGCTGGGCGAAAATTTATTACTATCTGGTATAGTTATAACTGCATTATTTGATCCATCAAAATCACCCCCCACTCCGAACCTTCCAAAGCTGTAAGCCGTAGATGAGCCTTGAGTTCCGTCATGATTGCCTGTTTCATCCGCACCACTATTATTTAACTTGTAATAAGCGAACAGATTAGAAGAGGCAGTAGAGGGAAAGCCTACTACGTCTGTTGTAGATGTATAAACACAAGCGGTTTCTGCATATAGAGTATCTATTTCATTTTGAGATACTGCTTTATTTAACACTCTCACTTGGTCTAGTTTACCTCTGTATCTTAAATCACTTCCAATATTAGCAGGGTTTGCACCAATATACAAGCCCGTACCTGAGTTAATCACCCTTCTTTGTGTCATTGATGTGTGAGAAAGTGTTTCCGAAGTTTGCAAACTCCCATCCACATATACTTTTGTCTCTAAATCTACATCTTGTGTAAAGACTATGTGATGCCAATCATCATCTAAAACTGATGTTTTTACAATTCCTAGTTGTGTTGACCCATCGTGAACAATTAGCACAATTTTACCGATAGACTTATCATATAATAATCCTAAATAATTGCCATTATAATCTTGCAATATGCTTTTATACTGATAACTTCCAAAGTTGCTTTGAGTAACATCTTTGACCCAAAAAGACATTGTAAAATCAGTTGTATTGCCAATACTTAAAGATGTTTGTATATAACCATCATTAAAACTTGCACCATAGTTCATCTGTCCATCTACTCCAAAATCGACATCACCCCAAAGTGTACCATCGTAGTTACCACCAGTTTCTGAAGCATCGTAGTCTAATGAGTAAAGAGCCACTCCCGAACCTTCACCTAAAACATTCGTATCTGAAGCAGTAGATGTTGTTTCATTATATAATATCCCCACTTCATCAGAAGATAATGCCTTGTCATATATTCTAACT